TCAATCGGGTCAAGTTGGAACTTACGACCTCTGTCCTGTGTCATTTTACGGGTTTCGTACTCTAAAGTAACTCCGCCCTGCTGATACCCGTTGTCACGGTCATAGTCCCCCATGCCCTGTACAGTCATCTTAGGGATCTTTACTTCTGCTCCTCCATTGTAAATCACCTGCCCTGCGTTGGAATCCATCCAACCGGTTACAGCCTCCTGAATTGCTACCTTATCTAATGTGGCCATGAATAATGTTGCTGTTGCTAATGTGTTAATTGCCATAATATTTTATCATCCTTTCTTATACGGTTCCCATCATCAGGGCTTCTACTTGTTTCGCAAGATCAGCATTTTCCTGTGATGTTGCTTTTTTCGGCGGCTTACCGCCTTTTAGTTTCTCTTCTACGGCCGCCTGTACGGCCTCCTGAAAGGCCTTTTCTACGGCTGTTATGGATTTGCTGCATGAATCTGCATCAGCGTAATTCAGGACCTCCGCAAGAGTGACTGGAAGCTTTTTTTCGGCAAGGGTGTTTTTAGCCTCTGCCATCAGCTCCCTCCGTGTAATGGCTGATTCGCGGTCCAGAAGTTCCTTTTCCTGCTTCTGACGCAAGTACTCGGTCTTTTCCTCTTTGTTCATCTTGGATA